GTGGAAACATTCAAATTTACAAAAGCCAAACTCGAAAGCCTACCACCCGCTGATCGTGGGCAGGTCGAGTATGCTGATACCGTTGTTAATGGTCTGCGGCTTCGGGTAGGGATCAGTGGCGCTAAGAGCTTCTGTATTTCGCGTAAGCGTAATGGCAAGTTCATACGTGCTACGCTCGGCCGTTTTCCAGATCTTACTATTGATAATGCCAGGGCAAAGGCACTTGAGCTCCTTGGAGACGTTGCGACAACCGGGAGGAATCCCAATGTGGTTAAGCGTGTCAACGAAAAAGCGACCGTTACGCTTGCCGATGCACTGGCTACCTACATTGAGAACCGCGACGAGAGGCTAAGTGCCGATACAGCAAAGCAATATCGTTCCATTCTGCAAAACTTCTCTGGTGACTGGATGAAGCAGCCACTTTCCTCAATAAGCCGCGATCGTGTTGAAAGCAGACATAAAGCAATCACGGATGGTTTAGTGTGGTTTGGTGCTGACAAATCAACGCTACGTGCTGGAGTTGGAACAGGCAGTAAAGCGCAAGCTGATCTATGGGCGCGAGTGCTGCGGGCTATATACCGTTTCTCTCATGATCATTACCGCGACGAACAGGGTAAAACCCTTCTCCCTGACCCTCCCACGATGGTGCTCAGCACGAAGCGAAAATGGCATGGAACCGTCAGGAAAACTGAGCGTATCCGCACCAATGAACTTAGCCGGTGGTTTAATGCCTTGTCCTTCGTGCGTGCTACTGCTGAGTTGGCGCGAGATGATATAGCCGCAGCAGTGTGCGACGCTGTGGAAATGGCTATTTTTACCGGGCTGCGTAAGTCAGAAATTTTAGAACTTAGCTGGGAGCGGGTTAATCTCGGTGGTCGCTATTTTTGGATTGATACTACCAAGAATGGTGATCCGCTTGAATTGCCTGTCACTGAAACTCTTTTGAAACTCTTCCGTCGTCGCGCCAAGATGAAAGCCAGTGATGGTGTATTAGTTTTTCCTGGCGATAAGGGCGTCATTAAAGAATACAGACATATCATTGATCGCATAAGCGCAGCTACCGTCCCAGACCCAAATCCTGATTTGCTCCTGCCTATCCCTTTCAAATGGCATGACGGACGCCGAACGTTCGGGACCATTGCTGAGCTGGTGGGTGTGGGCAACTACATTCTGAAACGCCTGCTGAATCACCGAACGATGAGAAGCGCCGATGTTACGCAGGGCTATCTACATTTCAGCGCTGATGAACTCATGGAACCAGCTTCAAGAATCGAGCGGGCAATACTCGAACACGCTGGGATTATTGAGAGCAAAAAATCTCTGGATGCTAAGTTATTACTTGCGCTCGAAGGACTGAGTGAAGAAGAAAAACGCCGTCTCATTTTTGATTTATCCAAAAATATAAAGGTTTCTGAAAATGAATAGACAAATTGAACTCTCTGAGCGAATCAATAAATCATTTATTGAAGCTACTGATAAAATGGGCAAGAATGACAAACTAGCTCTTTATCAGGCCATCTTAGACGGAGATAAAGAAGCTGAGCGTAAAATATTAAAAAAATACAATTACTCAGTAGTAACGCCAGTTGAAAACATGATGAGCGATGAAGAAGCCGAGACGTTAGCAAATTCTTTTTTGAAGGATGGAAAAGGCTCGTTCAATGAAGTAAATAGTATTCTTGAAGCTGCTAGTAAGGAATACTGGTCTAATGCAGAAAGATTCAATACTTTGCCCCTAGACCAGTATGAAGAAATACTTACTCATGCAAGAAAACTTCAAACCTCATTTAATTCTAAAGAATATGTCAATGCTGTTTTGCATGGGATATACGGTGAAAATGCTGCAACCATAGTTAAGGCTGCCATCATTGCTGATCTCATCGGTTGCCTTTATTTAAGAAATGACCTGATGGTTTTATTTAATTCCATGGTTGAGAATGCTCACAATAGCAAGGCCATGGATATTTTTAAGAAGAAAAAGGTTATCAGCGAAGACCGGAGTTCAGCTAAAAAAGGCAAAACGAACAGACACCATGCATCGGCCATAAAAATTGCTTCCGATACATGGGAAAAATATCCGAATGCAAGCCTTGCGGGACTTTCAGAGGATATCTCAGCACATTTGAGAAAAACATGGAAAGATGTGCCAGTCGCTGGAACTGTAGAAAAATGGCTAAAGGACTCTGGATTAAACCCAGATGTTAAACCAAAAAATAGAAGTTATGAGTTAATCATAAATGAGGGGCAGTAAATCTAGTTATACCCCCCTTAATCTTGTAATCAAGGCAATAAACCAGATCTAGGTGTCTATATCTGGTTTCACTTTCTCCTCAAATATGTATAACAATAATAAAGTATCACCACTGTTAATCTGAACTACACGGTGATATCTATGCGTTTAATAAATAATCCGATCATTCTGGAGCGCTTAACCCGCGCCGAGGCTGCTGCATATCTCGGAGTTAATGCTCAGACTTTGGCTAATTGGGCCCACACCGGGAAAGTGGAAATTCCGCATCATAAGGTTGGGCGCAAGGTCATCTATATGAAGACAGACCTCGATTGCTACTTGGCTTCAACACGCCGTGTCCAGACCTCATAAAAACATCTGGTTCATTTGTTGCGTGCCGTTGAGGTAGTAATGATGCAGGATTCTCATGCTGTCGCGGCGGCTCTCAATATAGCGAACTTGGAGCACTGAAATGGTATCGAAAAAAATTACTGCTTTAACTGGCAGTGGACAGACACACCCCGGAATCAGCCAGAACGATATTTCCGGCAATAACTTTGCTGTGCAAATCCCTATAGCCATGAGCAATATCGGCGGGAAAGAAATTCAGTCTGTAAGCGGGCGTAAGCTGCATACGTTTCTGGTTATTGGTCGTGACTTCACTAATTGGATTAAAGGACGTATTCAGCAATATGGATTTGTTGAGGGGCTCGATTATGTGATTGTTGAAAATTTGACCTCGCCAAAACGGGCGAGCGCAAAATCTCGGCAGCAGATGGAACATGATTACCTGATAACCATCGATATGGGTAAAGAGCTGGCAATGGTTGAGCGCAATGAAAAAGGGCGGGAGGTGCGCCGCTACTTCATCAACTGTGAACGACAGTCAAAAGCCGCCGCGAATATTCCCAAGACTTTACCAGAAGCCCTGCGCCTTGCTGCCGATCTGGCAGAAAAGGCAAGCGAACTTGAAAACCGACTAGTGGCCGTTGCCCCAAAAGTTGATTTCGCTGATCGCGTGGCAGATATCAGCAAGGGTATTTCCATTCCTAACTATGCCAAAGCTGTAGGGCTTGGCCCGATCAAACTCTTCGAGTGGATGCGACAGAAGGGGATTCTCATCAATGGCGGCCAGCGCCACAACCTGCCTATGCAGCGCTATATCGACAGCGGTTATTTTGCCGTTCGCCAGGGGACGTATGAAACGAATGGCGAGATAAGAGCCTCATTCACGACAATGCTGACGGGGAAGGGAGAGCAGTGGTTAACGCAAAAGCTGAGCGCAGGTGGTGTATTGCCGGAGGTGCCAAATGCTGACACTAAATAAAACAAAGGCAGCTTTGCCGAGCTGCCAATGTCACTACAAAGAACTAAATCAAATCCAGCATACCAGGCGTTGCGCTGGTGGTCAAAGCCTGACCGTTCCTGCAAATACAGGAGCGCTTAACTTCCCCCAATGGGGTGAGTTGTTGGACATTGAAATTTCAGCCGATCCTAACGTCCTCCATTGGAGTGAGTTAGCCGCCGCCGAAATCTCAGAGATTATTGACTTACACCGCTGGTGGAAGTTAGTGAGTGACCGTGTTGCAAATCTGCAACTCGCGGCTTGCACACGGCAGGGGTATGCGCCAGCGCCGCACACCCATCATGAGATTTCCCCAATACTGGGGAGATTGATTCTTAACCGAGGGCGGAATTCCGCCTACCGTGACCCGGATATTGGGTATCACTACTTATCAGCTTCTTTGGCCTTTTTGCGCTGCTCTGCTTTCAGCTTGCGTCCGCAGGCATCCAGTACCCATGCGGAAAAATTAGCTCCGGAGTTTTCGGCCTTTTCCCTCTCTACGCTGGCGTCGATTTCTTCAATGAGTTCGTGGGGAAATCGGATGTGTTTTTTAGCCGACTTATTATTGGTATTACCCGTTGCCATATGTGCCGTCCTTAAATTAGGTGTGAACACACCATACACTAAAAAAATGGCAATTAAAACTATTGACATGGGTGCACACCAAAACGTATGGTGGGTGCACACCTTGTTTTGGTTAAGGTGTCAAAATAGCGAGGCCCGGCAGTGCGCTAACACTAGCCGGGCCTCTTACCACAAACCGTTAAGTGAGGTAACAGTTATGGCTGACAATCAGTCTACCCAAACTCGCCCTAAATTTACATGGCGTTTTCTCGCCCTCAACCGCCATGACAAAGAGGCCAAGCCCTGCCGCCTGTCTGTTGAGGCTGCAACTGAACGTGAAGCCCGCAGCATTCTGGCGCCACACTTCATCCTTTCTCTGGCTGCCCGCCTGCCAGCGCCGGAGGTGTTTTCATGATCAGGAAAATTGACGACCTCGATTTTGAAGATGAATTCCGCCGGCTGAGTGCACTTTTGACTGCCAGCGCAGAGTTGCATGGTGCAGACCCCGATGAAAATGAGCTCTCCTTCGAGCTTCTGGATAAGGCACTGTTTCGTGTTCGTGAAATTGACCAGGCCTTCCGTGATGAAGGAGGGCGTAAAAATGCGTGATATTTACCATCAGCTTGTAAAGAGTAGCCCTGATTTTAAGCACTTCTCTGATCAGGATTTAGCTGAATCCAGTGATCTCTATGCCGCTGGCGCATTTGCCATCAACAGTGCGCTCACCCTGATTGGCAATCTGGCGTTCGATGCAACTAATGCAGAAGACTACTCTGATGAAGATGCGCGCCGGGATTTGGTACTTGTCAGCCATGCACTACGTCACCTTCCGAGGATGGCTCAGGCTCTGAATCAAAGCAGTGATGCTGCGGACTATGTGCGCACCCAGCGTGACAAGGGGAAAAAGTCATGATCAGCAACGTTAAATTCAATGAACTGGAAAAGCGCGTTGATCTGCTGGTGAACCGCGTGGTTGAGCTGGAACAGCATGTCCGCTCACTTACTAACAGCCAGGGGGGTGAGATCCCCCCGGGCATGACACCTGTTGCCACACTGGCGGCCGAGTTCGGCATATCGACTAAAAAGGCCGAGGAACTGGCGAAAAACACCGGTGTGATGCTGGTCAAAATGAGATCCGGTGGTTTCATCGCGCCTGATGAGAAATTCAGGGAAGCGGCCCGGCTGGTGCTGCGCAGCGCCAAACGTAAATACGGGTCGGCCTACTGGTTTCATCCACTGCTTGGCAAGTTCCAGATGAGCGGAGGTATACCGCAATGACGGCTCAACTCGCAGCAGTAGAGACAGTATCTGATGCCCTGTTTACCTGTTCGTATCTGTGGGCGCATGGCCGGAACTACAGCCGCACGGATGCTGATAAAGCGCTCCACCAGCACAAAGACCCGACAACACGCTACGGCAAGCTGGCGGTTAGGTTAAAGCAGATCGTAGAAATGTCGTATGAGGATCTATGTAATGCCGGTTATCTCGATACCGACCGTAAGCAGATGATTATTGCCCGCCGTTCTGTACTGGCGGAGGAAATAGGCGAGGTTGAAATGAATACCTTGCTGGCGGACACGCAGCGTATTCAGCGTGCTTTTCCTGATACCACTACTGGTGAGCGACGTTCAAAGTTACCTCTTACCCGCGGCTCTGAGGGCTATAACGTCCGGCAGGACTACGTGATCAAGCATATGCTCCCTGCTCAGTCTCTGTGCAGCATATACGGCCCCAGCGGCTCGTATAAGAGCTTCCTCGCAGTGTCATGGGCTTGCCATATTGCCGCCGGTGCTGCCTGGTCTGGCAAGAAAGTTGAGCAAGGTGCGGTGCTGTACGTTGTTGGTGAGGGTGGTGTGGGTGTTCCACGTCGGATCAGGGCATGGGAGCAGGTGCACGGCCAGCAGGTGGACAATCTCTGGCTGGTGAATCGCCCTGTGTTCCCGGTGCGCGAGTCCGAGGTGTCAGAGGTGATTCTTGCCGCAAGGCAGATTGCTGCGGAATGCGGTATGCCGGTTCGCCTGGTGGTGATCGACACGCTGGCCCGCTGTTTCGGTGGAAATGATGAGAACGATGCCCGAGATATGGGGGCTTTTATTGAGGGCTGTGACGTTATCAAACAGAAAACTGGCGCCACGGTGCTGGTGGTACATCACTCCGGTAAGGATGAGGCAAAAGGTGCGCGGGGTTCCAGTTCTTTCCGCGCCGCGCTTGATGCCGAGTATAACGTTAAGCGCGAGGGGGAAGGCCCGGCGCTGATCCTTTCCTGTACAAAGATGAAGGATGCCGAGGAGCCGGAACGCAGGGCGTATGACTTGCGCGCTGCTGAACTGTATACCGATGAAGATGGGGAAATGGTCTGCTCGCTGGTGGTTCGTGATGTGGCCAGAGATGCCAGAGAAATTGATCCAGAACTGGTGGGCGTGGAAAAGCTCAGTGATAACCACATGGCATTGTGGCAGGCCATACGAAGCCGTATTGCCCGCAATGAACCCTGTAACCGGTCAGTCATTCGTGATGACCTCAAGGCGCTGGGAATTAACACCAAGCATTTTACGCGCTGGGTTCAGAAACTTATCGATGCCGGCCTGGTGATACAGGATGGTGATTTGTTATCAGTGCAGTCACTAAGGGAAGTGGGCAATTAAGTGGGGTGCTGGTGGGGAAGGTGGGGAATGTCTCTCACGTTTCCCCACATAGCGCCCATATACAGGGACGAAGTGGGTAAAAGTCGTGAAACCCGCGTCATTACTGGTCTAAGCGGGTATATTTGCAAATACCGATGGGAAGCAAGTGGGGAGCTTGCTAAGTGGGCCGAAAGTGGGAAACACTTCCTCCTGAATACCAAAAGTAAGGAGGTGTATTTAGCCATTTGCCCGCGAGCTAGATCCTTTTAGCACTGATGCCAGAATTTGGCCCTGCAGGCAAACCAAAGGCACTATCAACGCCTTGGCTGGACCTTAGGTCATTGAGAATGTTTTCTGCCGAAAACCTTTGACCAATAATAGCTATTGATGCGGTTCTTGGGTTTTCTGAATGCCTGGCTCTGTATGCTTCGATTTCTCTGCCTCCTTCCGCTAGGACCCGTGCGCATAATCCTCTTACATAGAGACGATTAAATTCGCCCTCTGCTAATGTCTGCGCGGCGGTCACAGGGACGCGTGCTTGCATTAAAGCTTGGCTATTGGGTTTCCTCTTTGTGTAAAACTGTTCTAACAAACCCAGACGTTGGATTTCTCTTTCTAACCAAGCGTCATCATGCCCGATTGATTCTTCAAGTAATTCTGCCCAAATTTGTTTACCGTGTGCTGTTAAGAAGGAACTTCGGTAAAAATTATCGCTTTCCTTATCCAACTGAATTTCCTGAAACATGAATCGTCGTGTTTCATCATCTAAGTCCAGTAAGTTCAATGCCATTTCAAGTCTCCGACTTAAGAAGAATTTTTAGACAGCATGTAAAACCTACTGCTTTTTTCTTGACCATTAGTTGGGTTAAATCAAACTTATATGAAGATCTTATAAATCTAATATTGTGATAGATTTGAATATATGCACCAATTTAATAGATTAATTATTGTACTTGTGCAATCAATCAAGATAAGGGTAAGAATATGGTAGATAAGAACAAAACGTTATGCGGTTAGTGAAGAGACTAAGGGGGATTTATGCCACTGAGCATGCAAGAAATTAAAGAGCACTATGACCAGTATGGGCTTCATGATATGAGCGTCATGCCTACTGCGGAATACCGACAGGCGCTAGCTGATGGAGCACTATTTTGGGCTGATCATCACGATTTCGTACGCAGTACGCTATCAGGGGAAATTTTTGCAACTAACAAAGAACAGCTTGATGCGATGATTGAACACTTAATGGAGTACCGGGACAGGATGCCGACTCCACCAGAATGGTTGAGCGAGGAAAAATGATGCCACATTTCGTTTTAATGATACGAGATGCATTTAATGAATCAGCAAACTATCTTACCTGGTCATTTTATTCTCTTATTACTGCTTATGTATCTATAGCAATGCTTGAGAAAAGTAATTTTAAAAATAAGTTTGATAATTTTTTTAGTAAACTTCTTTTTTTAATTTCAATGCTAATATTTATTCCGAATATATTGTTTATATCTCAGGTTTTTGGGGATAAGTTAGGAAACTTCGCAGGAGTTGCTTCTTTCGTTATTTGTCTTCTTATGTTGATGCTTAATTCAGTTCCCGCAATAACAGGTCTAGTTGACAAGAAAAAAGATTTGTAAATTATTTGTACCCATACATACCTATTCTTACCCCTGCATCTGACAGGGGTTTTCATTATGTTTTTCATGTATATCTTGAAGAGTGGCACTCAGACGTGAGCCGCCACTGTCCACCTGGTTCTTTCCGTTCTGCGACGGTTTCCTCTCCAGGTGGACATCCCTCCAAGCGCTGGTTTCACGTCTCAACGTTAATTGTTACGGAAACCACTCCATGAAGAAATTACTCGAATTACGCCAGCAGAAAGCCTCACTCAAAACCCAGATGCGTTCCATGCTGGAAAAAGCCGACAGTGAGAAACGCAGCCTGAACGATGAAGAGGGTAAACAGTTCGATGAACTCCGCGCCCGGGCTGATGCGCTTGAAGTTGAAATTACCCGCCTTGAGGCCGTCGCCGATGATCAGCGCAATCTTCCAGGTGCCCCCGTTGAAGGTAAAGGCGTGACCAATGATGAGCTGCGCCACTACATAATGACCGGCGATACCCGTTCTCTTTCTACGCTGGTGCAGGCTGACGGCGGTTATACCGTTATCCCTGAGCTGGACAAAGAGATCATGCGCCAGTTGCAGGATGACAGCGTTATGCGCTCTATCGCCACGGTGAAGACCACCAAAACCAACGAATACCAGAAACTGGTGTCAGTGGGTGGTACTACCGTTAAACGCGGTACCGAAGGCGAAGCGCGTACCGAAACCAGCACACCGAAGATGGAGCGCGTTGATATCAAACTCAACCCGATCTACGCCTACCCGAAAACCACGCAGGAGATCCTCGACTTCTCTGAGGTGGATATTCTGGGCTGGCTGTCTTCCGAAATCACTGACACCTTCACCGCTACCGAAGAGAGCGACTTTGTGAACGGCGACGGTGATAAAAAATCCAGAGGGTTCCTGTCCTATCCTCGTGCGGCCACCAGCGATAAAACCCGTCCGTTCGGCACGCTGGAGAAGATGGAAGCCGCTGCCGTTTCCTCTGATGGTCTGATCGACCTGCTGTACAAGCTGAAAGCCAAATACCGCAAAAATGCTGTATGGGTGATGAACTCCAACACCGCCGCCACGCTGCAAAAGCTGAAAAACGGCAACGGCGATTACATCTGGCGTGATCGTCTTGTCGCTGACTCCCCTGATACCCTGCTGGGCCGTCCGGTTCAGTATCTGGAGACGATGCCTGATGCGGCTGCGGGGGAAGCATTCCTGGCAGTCGGCGACTTCAAGCGCGGTTACTTCATCGTGGATCACACCACTGGCGTGCGTACCCGCCCCGACAACATCACCGAACCTGGTTTCTATAAGGTGCACACCGATAAATACCTGGGCGGTGGCGTGGTGGACTCCAGTGCCATCAAGGTGCTTGAGCTTTCCGGCTCCGGTTCCTGATCTGACGTTTAAGGGGCTCCGGCCCCTTTTTGCCCTCTGTGGAGTCCAGACAATGAAAACAATCGATTTTGAAATCCGCACCTCCGAACTGAGCGCCAGCAACAAAAAGCTGGTGGGCTATGCCGTGCGCTGGAACAGCCTGTCAGAAGTTATCTGGGATGAGTTCCGCGAGCAGTTCGCGCCGGGGGCTTTTAAAGACAGCCTTGCTGCTGGCACTGATGTGCGTGCGCTGTATGAGCATAACTATACCCAACTGCTGGGACGTACCAAATCCGGCACGCTGGTACTGTCCGAAGATGATACCGGGCTTCGTTTCGAACTGACCCCGCCGAATACCCAGCTTGGCAATGATGTGCTGGAGCTGGTGGAGCGTGGAGACATTTCCGGCATGAGCTTCGGTTTCCGGGCGTTAAAGGAATCCTGGGATATTGCGCAATCGCCTTACCTGCGCACGGTGACCGCCGCTGAACTACGGGAAATTACCGTAACATCAATGCCCGCCTACCCGGAATCTGGCGTGGAAATCGCGCACCGTTCGCTTTTCTCCCAACATCCTGAACTGCGCCGCGCTGGTGATAACCGCCGCCGCTGGGCTGACTTAGCGGGGCTGTGATATGTGGAATATCTGGCCTTTTGGCCGTAAATCTGAGTCCTCCGAACAGCGCAGCATGACCATTGATGAGTTTATGGCGATGGCAGGGATTCCAAATACCGGATCAGGCGAATATGTGTCTGCGGGTACTGCGGAATCCCTGCCGGCGGTAATGAATGCCGTGGCGGTTATCAGCGAGGCGGTGGCAACAATGCCCTGCTATCTGTACCGGGTGCGCAACGATAACGGGCGCGAGGCACGGGAATGGCTGAGCAATCACCCGGTCGATTTTCTCCTGAATGAGCAGCCGAACGACTGCCAGACACCTTACCAGTTCAAGCGCACGATGATGCGCCACTGTCTGCTGAACGGTAACGCCTATGCGGTGATCCAGTGGGGCCGAGACGGCCAGCCGCAGTCCCTGCATCCGTATGCGCCGGGTGCAGTGGTGCCTGAGCGTATCGGCGAGCATAAGTACAAATACACCATCACTGAACCGTTTACCGGGGTAGTACGTACCTACCTGCAGGAAGAGATTCTGCACCTGCGTTACTCGACCGATGATGGTTTTCTGGGGCGCTCGCCAATCACCATCTGCCGTGAGGCGCTGGGGTTAGGTCTGGCCCAGCAGCGCCACGGCGCCAGCATTATGAAAGAAGGCATGATGGCGGCGGGTATCGTGAAGGCTAAAGAATGGCTCGACAGCACTAACGGCAAGAAAGCGCTGGATGCGCTGGAGCGTTACAAAGGTGCCAGAAATGCCGGTAAAACGCCGATCCTTGAAGGTGGCATGGAATACGAGCAGCTTGGCATGAGCAATCAGGATGCCGAGTGGCTGGCCTCCCGCCGGTTCTCTATTGAAGACATTGCCCGCATGTTCAACGTGTCGCCCATCTTTCTGCAGGAATACAGCAACAGCACCTACAGCAACTTCAGTGAGGCGAGCCGCGCCTTTCTTACCATGACAATGCGCCCCTGGCTGGCCAACTTCGAGCAGCAGATTAAATCCGCGCTGCTGGTGGCATCACCTGTCCCGGGCATCCGCTATCAGGTGGAATTTGACTCTGCCGATCTCCTTCGTGCCACCCCTACCGACCGTTACGCCACTTACGAGCGCGGGATCAAGAACGGGATTATCAATCCGAACGAAGCGCGAGAAAAAGAGGGGATGCCGCCGCGTGAAGGTGGCGACGAATACAGCCAGGCATGGAAACAGGAAGTGAAGATCAGCAATGACAACAAGGAAGGTGATGAATGAGAGCCGGAGGACTGAGAAATCGCGTCACTATCCGCACTTTCACTTCATCGAGAACACCTTCCGGGCAGGTTATTCAGGTATGGGAAGACGGGGAAACTATCTGGGCTGAGGTAAAGGGGATCAGCGGTCGGGAATTAATGGCGTCAGGTGCTGAGCTTGCCGAAGCGACAATCCGTGTGTGGGTGCGTTTTCGCCGTGATATCACGGCCGCCAGTCGTCTGAAAGTACTCACTGGCCCATTTGCTGGCAGCACTCTCAATATTATCGGGCCTCCTGTACCTGATGCGGAAGGTACGCGGCTGGAAATTCTCTGTAAGACAGGAACGGAAAAATGACAGCAGAAATCACACTTGAAGAAGCAAAGCTGCATTGCCGTATTGATGATGATTACGAAGACACTCTGATACAGGCGTATATAGAAGCGGCGCTGGAAGTTTGCCAGAAGCATATCGGCAAGCGATTTGATAACGGTCTGGAGTTTACCCCCGCTATCAGGATTGGCTGCCTGATGTACGTCTCTCAGTTGTATGAGTACCGCACAATGATTGGTGATACCGACACCAGAGAGATACCGATGGCGGTCTCTGCTTTGTGGTCTGTCTACCGAGATGTGGGGGTGTACTGATGCCGTGGCAACCACTACGCCGGTGCAGCGAGCCGGGATGCAATAAGCGGGTGAAGTCCGGCAAATGCGATGAGCACAAGCGGGAAGCGTGGCGGGCAGAGGATGCCCGACGCGGCCACCGTCGCGCCCGCGGTTATTCAGCTTCATGGGAGAAGTACCGCGCTCAGTATCTGAAACGTCATCCCCTGTGCGTTGAGTGCCAGAAGCTGGGCCTCTACGTACCTGCAAAGATTGTCGATCACATCATCCCTGTCGACGGCGGTAATGATGTTTTGTTCTGGCCTGAGTGGAATCACCAGCCGTTATGCCAGACGCATCATAACCAGAAGACCACACAGCAAGACCCCATCACCAAAGTGCAGCGCAAAGCAGGTCTTTACCGCGAGCAGGAAGAGCGTGCAGCACAACGTAATGACTGGATGTATGAGGCACCCGATGAATGAGAAAGACGTTGTGAATCTGTACCGATCATTGATGCGCTGCCGTGATGGCTTCATGAAGGGCCGTGTCAGACGCGATGAGGGCCAGCCCGTGAAGCGTATAAGTGAACGTGCTCGGGAGGTGATGGAATGTTTCCGCAACCGCTGAAGGGCCGCGTGGACGGGGTGGGGGAGGTTTTAAGGACAAAACCCCGGGTGCCAGGCACCGCCCGCCCCCTCAAATTTTTACGCACGGTGATTTTTTTGAAAATAAAACGCGATGGAAACGAGAAATTTTTATGGCAAGACCACCAAAACCGCCAGCTTACCTTGATGAGTTAGCCGCGCAGCAGTGGAAAGCAAAGGCGAAGCAACTGGCCGAACGTGGTGATCTGACTCCCGCCGACTGGAACAACCTTGAGCTTTTTTGCGTCAATTATTCGATGTACCGCAAAGCCGTGGAAGACCTTGCCAGCCGTGGATTCAGCATTGTGAACAGCCAGGGCGGCGAGAGCCGGAATCCGGCGTTGAGCGCAAAGGCCGACGCTGAAAAAATCATGATTAAAATGTCGTCGCTGCTGGGCTTTGATCCGGTAAGCCGCCGCCGTAACCCGGTAGAAACGGAAGAGGAAGACGAGCTTGACCGTCTGGGATGAGTACGCAAATGCGATAAAAACGGGCGAAATTCCGGCCTGTAAGCGCGTAAAACAGGCCGTGGAAAGGTACTTTTCAGACCTGAATGACCCCCGTTATGAGTTCGATACGGCGACCGTAGAGCGGTTTATTGCGTTCTCCCGGCTCTGTCCACACGTAAAAGGCCCTCTGCGGGGCCAGCCAATCGAGCTGGAACCGTGGCAACAGTTCGCCTTTGCTAACCTGCTGGGCTTTAAGGTCAGGGAGTCAGGACGCCGGAAATACAGCAGCGCATTTATTGAGGTGCCGCGTAAGAACGCCAAATCTACCGTGGCCGCCATGCTGGCAAACTGGTTTCTGGTGATGGAAAAGGGCCAGCAGGATATCTACACGGCGGCGGTGAGTCGGGATCAGGCCCGAATCGTGTTCGACGATGCCCGCCAGATGTGCCTGCTGTCAAAACTGCTGAAAAAGCGCGTCAGTATTCAGGCGCACAAAGTCATTTTTCCGAAGAGCAACAGCCTGTTAAAGCCGCTGGCGGCGAAAGCGGCCACCATTGAGGGGACTAACCCCAGCCTGGCGATTGTCGATGAATACCACCTTCACCCGGATAACGGCGTTTATTCCGCGCTTGAGCTGGGTATGGGCGCACGTCCTGAGGCGATTTTGTTCGCCATCACTACAGCCGGGAGTAACGTTGTCTCCGCCTGTAAACAGCATTATGACTACTGCTCTCAGATTCTGGCCGGGGAAGAGAGCAACGATTCGCTGTTTGTCCTGATCTACGAGCTGGACGACGAAAGCGAGGTTGAGCAGCCGGAAATGTGGATCAAGGCCAACCCTAATCTGCATGTGTCCGTTGACGCGGCGAAACTGGAATCCACCATCCAGAAAGCGCGGGGCATACCGTCGCAATGGGTGGAGATGCTGACCAAGCGTTTCAATATCTGGTGTCAGGGTTCCACACCGTGGATGGGGGCCGGTGCATGGGATGCCTGTGCGCTCGATTATACCGAAGAAGACCTGACCGGAATGGAGTGTTACGCCGGATTTGACCTGTCCTCAACCAGCGATATTACCAGCGTGAGTTACGCTTTCCCGTTTGAACGTGAGATCAGGCTTCTTACCAGGCACTATCTGCCCGAAGCGCAGCTACTTAACGTTGCGAACAAAAACCGCGCCATCTATCGCCAGTGGGTAAAAGCGGGCTGGATACGCACCACACCCGGCGACTGTATCGACTATGACCGCATCCGTGACGATATCCTGCGCGATGCTGAAACATTCAATGTCCGGCTGGTGGGCTTCGATACATGGAACGCCACACACCTGCGCACCCAGCTACAGGGGGCTGGCCTCGATGTGGAGCCGTTCCCGCAGACCTATCTCAAATTTAGCCCGGTAGCAAAATCCTTTGAGGTTTTTGTTAACCGCAAGGTGGTGCGTCATCGTGGCGATCCGGTTCTGGCCTGGGCGATTGGTAACGTGGTGATGGAGTCTGATGCCAACGCCAACATTAAGCCCAACAAAAAGAAATCCTCCAACAAGATAGACCCGGCGGTTTCTGCGTTGATGGCGTTCGGCACATTCCAGGCAGAGCACGGAGATTTCGCTTACGAGCTTAGTTCCAGCTATAAAACAAGGTTGGCGTTATTTGATGGTATTTAAGAAATTAGCATTTTAAAAATTCAAAAGGTATTCATTTTCGCAAGAGAAAATTTTTTATCAAGTTTTTAGTTGGGCAGGTGTTAGCTGCCCATTTTTTTAATAGTAAGGAATTTCAGTTTGCGATGTGATTTCGCCAATTTTATCTTTATTTTGGAAGAATCTGGCTATGTAACAATCTTTATGGTGGGCTGCAATATAATCATGCATGCAGGTGGCAATTTTCATTATCTCATCTTTAACGTTACTTAATTCGAAGTTCATTACATCCTTAGTGTCTTTTTTTAATTCTTTAGAATGCATTATAATTGAAGTGATTGCGTAATTTCCTTGCGTTAAAATAGAATTTATCTTGCCTGTGGTGCTTGGTAAAGTGTTTTGCAGTTCACCATGAATATTTCTGTAAAGGTTAACAGCATTAATTACAAAAACACCGCTCACAGACGGATTAAATACTTGTCTATAAATGCCGCTTGACAAATTTTCATAGAAGCGACCTCTGTTGGATTTCAAAGTGGCTAGTAATCTTTCATCTTTTAAAAAGCATACGATAGCTGATAGGGCTTCATCAAGGTCAATGACGGTTGAAACACTCGTATCTGAATATTCCTGTCTATGGATATTGTACTTATAGTTTCTTTCTACAAAAACTTCATTTTGTATGCGTATCTGTTCTTCGTCCTGGGAGGCAAAATCTCTGCCAGTAACACGGTTTTGGTGGTTATTTGCTCGTGTAACTGAGCCAGCAAAGGCTTGATCATTGCTAATCTTTATGAATCTAACAGGGACCTTGATACTTTCAAGATAACCTTCGGGTAAGGTGCTGGCATTTATACCTATAGTACTTAATGTTTGGGCACCATTAATAATGCTGGCATTAGCAAATGAGAACTGACCGACATCACGAATTGTTGCTACTCTTGATCTTTCTTTTTTCTTGAAATCTTCAACTAGAATTGTTATGCCATTATTAAAATACCAAAATTTATCAGGTGCGGTGTTAATCGTTTCTTTGATGGAAGTATTGACATCTGTTTTATTTCCTAGAACTCCCCTTATGTTTTTTTCTAGTAATTTATCTGAATAATTGTCCCACCATTCAGCTAATTGGATTCCAGATATAATTCCAAAAATGGCTTCGTAAGGTTCAGAAACAATCCCATATTGCAATAGCTCAACATTATCGAGAGTAACATTATGGATAGATTGTTTTCTCAAATATTGAACCATATCTTCTAAGCAGAAAGGTATTACATTGACGATGAATGTTTCTCTGTCCTCTAGAGATTCAGCAGCCATGCTTTCATTTATATCTTTCTCCCAATCATGGATTCTTCTATTAATATCATCGCTTAATTCTTTTTTTCCGGTGTAGGCATAAACAAACAATATTTTATAATCGAAATTAGTTATTGCCTCGCTAATGTCATTTGCAGATTTCTGCAGATGTTCATTAAAGAGATGATATTTTTCATCCATTAATTCTGTGCAAGATTCTTTGAACCTTACAAAATCAGCCACTGTAATTGAGCCCGAAGCATTCTGATCGTATTTTGATTGTACAACAACCAATTTTTGTAATTGATGGTTAACATATACAGCGTCAATGCCATTATCAGTTGCACCATCACAAACACTATGGGCAGCTTCAAGGCTGGAACTTGTTTCGCCGAAAACCTCAACAGCTAGAGCAGCAATGCAACGAGACGTGATTTTAATATCACGCTCTTTATCTTGAGGTGCTATGTCTTCAGAGTAAATGTTACTCGAGTATGTTTCGAAGACTCTTCGGGCGAGACGCTTAGCTAGTGTGGACTGTGACAA